GTTCACTTTCTTCATCTTCTTCTATTAATTTTTTTAATTTATTACCAACATTGATTTTTTTATCCAAATAGTTTGATGGAAATATCTTTTTCAAAAACTTACGATATTCATGAATATCTATTTTTTCTTTATCTTTTTCGTCTTCGTAATCGTCCTCATTATCTTCTTCCTCTTCCTCTTCTGAATAATATGTGTCGTCATCATCGTCGTCACTTGAAGATTCTTGAATTTTCTTTTTCTTCCTATTTTCTTCTTCTCTTCGTCTTAATATTTTGGTTTGATTTTCTCTTGACATTCTCTATTATTGAATATGTAGAATTATTTTTAAATATATTTCAATTTTTTATATATTTTACAGGGGTCCTAAGGGACCCCCGTACGCCCCCACTTTTTATAGGGTTTTTATTTTCGGACACTTCGTAGTCATTATCCCCTTACAAAAAAACAATTATTCAACAAATAGAATATAAAGTTTGTTTGTTGGTTTTCTATAGAACATATAGACATTTTTCCCTGAAAAAAAATTGAAAGAAAAACAATCTAAATATTATTTGTTATATATAAGGAAGTATGTTGAAAAATTCTGGAAATACCAAAAATATGAACAGTTCTAAAATTATCGGCATCCAATTCAGTATTTTATCCCCAGAAGAAATACGTAAAGGTTCTGTCGCAGAAATAACAAGCAAAGAAGCATATATTAACAACAAACCTGTCATTAATGGCTTATTTGATCCAAGAATGGGTGTTTTAGAACCCGGATTAATTTGTCCTACAGACGGATTAAATTATATGCAAACCCCCGGTTATTTCGGGCATATTGAATTAGCTCGTCCCGTATTTTATATTCAATATTTAAGCACCATACAAAAAGTATTAAGATGTGTTTGTTTTAAATGTAGCAAATTATTGGTTTCCAAAGATAAATACAAACAAGCTCTAAAAATGCAAAATCAACATAGATGGAAATATGTATTTGAATTATGTAAAAACATTAAACGATGTGGCGAAGATACAGAAGATGGTTGTGGGTGTCTTCAACCGAAAAAAATTAAAAAAGAGGGAATGTCGTCTTTGTTTGCCGAATGGACAAATTCATCGGAAGATGCAGATGAAAATATTATTATTCCACTTACCCCGGAACTTGTCTTGAAAATATTTAAACGAATATCGGATGAAGATGTTACTTTTATGGGATTTAGTCCTATTTGGTCTCGTCCGGATTGGATGATTTGTCAAGTATTAGCAGTTCCTCCTCCGGCAGTAAGGCCATCTGTCAAACATGATGCACAACAACGTTCCGAAGATGATTTAACCCATATTTTAGTCAATATTGTGAAAAGCAATAAAACATTACTCGAGAAAATTCAAAATGGTGCGCCAGAAAATATTGTAAACGATTGGACGGTTGTATTACAATATCATGTTGCTTCTATGGTCGATAATAAGTTACCCGGTGCAAGCCCGGCAGCTCAACGATCTGGAAGACCATTTAAAGCAATTAAAGATCGGTTAAATGGAAAAGGGGGGCGTATGAGAGGCAATTTAATGGCGAAACGTGTGGATTTTAGCGCACGTTCTGTTATTACTGCGGATCCGAATATTTCTATTCGAGAATTAGGAATTCCAATGAAAATTGCAAAAAACATTACAAAACCCGTTATTGTAAACAGAGTAAACAAAGCGTTCTTAACAAAATTGGTGCAAAATGGACCGGATGTATGGCCAGGTGCGAAGATTTTAGAACGAAAAAATGGGGAAAGCATTACTTTACGATATTTAGATAGAAAAAGCATTGTTTTAGAAGATGGCGATATAGTTCATCGTCATATGATGAATGGAGATGCAATTCTATTTAATCGTCAACCAACTTTGCATAGAATGAGTATGATGTGTCATATCGCTCGTATTATGAAACGAGGAGATACATTTCGTATGAATGTCGCCGATAAACTTGGTGTCGGCAACAGGGGGCATTAAAAGTGTGTTACCCCCTAGTAAGTAAATCAAAATGAGGCAAATAATATATTTTAATAAAACAACTTAAAGAATAACAACAAAAATAAATATGGATGCAGATGTGGCAGATACAAACCCTTGTTTAAAGTGTTGTTCAAAATGTGGCATTACAAAAAATATAGAGTTATTTATTGCAAAACGTAATATATGTAAAGAATGTAAAAATGCAAGAAATAGAGAAAAATACAAGGCATTGGTGATAAATGAAAATAGTAAAAAAGATTGCAGTATATGTAATCAAACAATGTGTCAATCTTTATTTATTAAAAATAGAAATATTTGCATTGAATGCAACAATTCAAAAAGAAGAATTAAGTATCATACAGATGAAGAATATCGCAATAAAATGATACAGCATTCGACTGAATTTAAGAAAAAAAAACTTCTTGAAAAGCATAAACAAAAAATAGAAGAATTAGGGATTGATAATAAAAAATGCAATTATTGTAATAATATTAAACATAATGCAAAATTTCGTTATAATCGTTTAAAATGCAAAGATTGTGAAAGAGATGAACCAATAGAAAAATTTAAAAGAATTATTCGTTCGAGAATAATTAGTGCTTTATACAAAAAAAATAAACACACAGTTGAATATTTAGGTTGTAATATACCTGATTATTTAAATTGGTTATTATTAAATGATTTTGGTTATACTCTTGAAAATCGTGGGTCAGTATGGCATATTGATCACGTAATTCCCCTTTCACACTTTAATTTAAATGATGAAAAAGAACAACTTATTGCATTTAATTGGAGAAATACAATGCCTTTGTCTTGTGAAGAAAATTTAAAAAAAAATAATAAAATAATTAAAACGCAAGTTGAACAACATTATAAAAAATTAATTAAATATCATAAAGACAATAATCTTGATTTGCCTCAAGTATATATTGATTTATTTGCAACGTCGCCAAACTGACTGGAAGTTCCTTAGAGCCTTTACTACCACTCACCTATGGAAACATTTGTGAGGACCACGATTAACAATCGTACCCAATGGTAAAAAAGTAAAGGATTGGATAATCAGCAGCCAAGCCCCTAAACTCGTTATGGTAAGAGCATGGGGAAGGTTCAGAGAGTAGATGACGACGGGTCCTAAATGATGGTTTAACCAACCAGATAGGGCTCAAGGTGTATTCCAACCTTACCAGAAATGGTAAGGATAATGTAAGGACAGACCAAGCCTTACAATGCCGATGAAAGTTTTGTGACGATAAACGGTCACAAAATGAACTAAAAAAGTCAACGTTGGCAACAGGGGGCATTAACAATGTGCTACCCCCTAGTCTCTTTATAGAGGCAAGATTTCTTGTTGCGGGAAGTCCCTTAGAGCCTAACTAGTCTAATAAACTAGCGAACCACTACCAAATTTGTATTGGAAACTTTACAGATGGCCGAGATTGGAACTCGGGTATGGTAATAATGTGGAGGATTGGGTAATCCGCAGTGTTACTTCCTAAATCCGTTATGATAAGGATATGGAAGGCATTCAGAGACTGAACGGAAGTCGGTAGATAATGATGGTCTAATCAACCAGAATCTGCTTAAGATACAGTCCGGCCCTATTGGAAACATTAGGGAACAACCGTTTGACGGGGATAGACATATGTAATTACATTTTGTCCCCAACAGGGAGCATTAAATACGTGTTACTCCCTAGTTAAATGATTCTAATTCAAAAGTATTTAAAAGTATATTATAAATATATAATAATGGAACCATCAAAACCAATAAATCTGTCAAAAGAAACATTAGATGAACCAACCAATAGATATTGTGAAATATATAAAATAACTTGTTTGTCAACTAATAAAATATATGTAGGACAAGCAGTTTCCCATATATTAAATCATGAAAAATATAGACCATATGGACATGAAGGACGGTTTCGTTGTCATATTTCAGAAGCATACTCAACTAAAAAAAATCAATCCCATTATTTAAACAATGCCATTAGAAAATATGGTGTTGAAAATTTTGTGGTCGAAATGATTGAATGTTGTGAAATTAAAAATGCGGATGAAAGAGAAATACATTACATCAAAGAACTAAATAGTTTATATCCTTCTGGATACAATCTTAAAAATGGTGGAAATGTATTTACACATAGCGACGAAAGTAAAAAACGTGTATCCAATGGAATTATTAATTATTATAAAGACAAAAAGTTTGATAGATTTAAAAATGTTATACAAATTGACGATGACATTGATAAATATATTAAACCATTAAAAAAATATAATAAACAATATGGTTGGTATGTTTATATTGATAAATGTAAAGCAGATTTTGGTGGTATACATATTCCATTATATGAAAGTAAAAATAGTGCTATTGAATTTATAAAAAAATTAAAGAATCATTTAGCAAAACACCTTGATGCGGGAAGTCCCTTAGAGCCTAACTAGTCTAATAAACTAGCGAACCACTACCAAATTTGTATTGGAAACTTTACAGATGGCCGAGATTGGAACTCGGGTATGGTAATAATGTGGAGGATTG